ACTGTCGCCGCATTGCCAGTAACCGTAACATTTGCATCCGCGCTGACCGAGACAGAGCCGACAGACGTTGTACTAGCCGGGAATGCAGATCCATTGCCCCACGTTCCGTCACCCCATCCATAAGAGGACGAATTCCATCCATCAAATGCAACTTTGACATCTGCCACATTACGCCTTACGCGATCCTAATAATTGCGTTACTGGCATCTGGAGTAGGAAAAGCAACTGTAAAGTCACCACTAGTTGATGTTTTATCTGCACCAAAATCTAATACAACAACTGCTCTGTTGGCTGATCCTGCGGTAGTTGAGGAATTATAAATCAATGCCCCTCTTGCAGTAATTGAGCTGCTAGACCAAGTAGTATCAGCAAAATCGGTAAGTGCTGTAGTTCCTGATGTAGTCGGGTCTACATTGGTTAATGTGTTACCACCAGCCGTATAGCCTGTGCCTGTAGCAGAAACCTCGTTAGTGGTTGCATACGCTGTAGTCGAAGCGGACATCGTGGCACTGCTAGTATACAAAGCAATCTTAAATGTGTTTCCAGTCCCGGTAGTAGTTGTTGTTCCACCACCAGACCCGTTATGAAAGTTGTGAATTCCCTGAAGCAGCTCTGATTTAAAGCTTGTAGCTACAGCTTGTGTAATCGCCATTATAGTCTCCTTAAAATATCGGCCATATCCTTTTGATCACTCAACTCCAGTTGAGCTATTAAAGTCGTTCTGTCGCTTTTTACAGCCTGATCCATGTAATACTTAACTGCATGAAAAACCTGTTGCTTAAAAGCTTCCGCTTGCTCCTGAATCAATGGATGGCTATTACCACCAACAGAAATAATAGTGTTAGTTGCTCTTTCCGCCCAATGCTCAACTGGCAACCCTGCATTGTTAGTTGTAATTACATCTACGTTGCCAACACTACCAACACCAACCTCAAGCATTATTGCCTCCCTAACCGAACAGAACCAGATCTATAACTGTCTGTAGTACTATAACCCTCACCAAGAACTTTTAATTTTCCTAGCGCATCTTCATATCTAGCCGTATACACATTAAGCATATCCGGGTCACCCTTTAAAAAGGTATAAGCTTCAACAAGGCAGCCATACAACAAAGTACTTTCTGCATTTGTTCCTAGCCAACTAGTTCCGCTTACAGCCGCTGTAATTGATTCTGGCTTATAAAAATAATGAAGCTCTGCCGATAAATTTGCGTTTGGGGTTGGCCCTAATATAAAAGAGCTTTCATCAAAAATAGCATAGTGCTTGGGAATTCCTTCTGTCGTAGAGGCAGGGTAAGCCTCTCGCATAAAACTTACATCTTTAAAAAGCAAAAACTCATATCCGCTATTGTCTAAAGCAAGTGAATATGGCGCTAAAAAATCAGAAGGCATAGTAAGGTAAGCAGTACCATCTGTTGTAGTTCCAGTCACATTCTTCCTAAAATCAGGAAGTTGCGCTGTTTTAAGAATTCTGTCTTCAGCTTGCTGAACAATTACACCAAGATTATTAACAAAGGTTGTCTCTGTTGTTTCAAGGTAATCCTGAATAGCACTCTTTAATGTTGTATATGTCCACGCCATTAGCTTGTTGTCACCGTTACTTGTCCAGATTCAGCTTCTATATCAAGACCTACAGTCCTGCTTCCAAGAGATGTAACACCACCTCCAACAGGATCAAAGGCAAAAAGCCTTCTGCTTTCGTCTAAAGATTGATCTGGTCTTGGGTTTCTTAACGCTTGAGGATCATCCATTCTAATCTTGCCAAGCTGCAACTGGGGCTGATCTTCATCAAGCACATCTTTGCCAACCATCAAGCCCGTTGGCCTTTGGTTTTCTATTTGAGGAACAAGATCTTTTTTAGCATAACGAAAGCCGGTTCGATCACAATATCCAAAAGCATATTTACCAGCAGCAAATGTCGTCATACTGTTGCATAGCCTCCCGGCGAAATATAAAGAGAAGCCTTTCCTCTGTCTGCATCCGCAGCTTCAACCCACTGCTCTTCATAATCTGCTTTTAAGAAAGTGCTTCTGTTTGTATCAGGCCCATACTTAATACTTAACTTGTACGCTAAACCAGCAACCAAACAAGGAAGAAATCTGGACGGAACATCCATGTTGTTGGAAGCAGGTGAGCCAGAGTCTTCAACTCTTTGCATATAGTAATAGATTAAAGTATATGTTTTTTGACTATCGGGAGAGGGCCAAAGATTAACAGAAATTGCAGAAGGATCTTTTTCAATATAATACTGAAGCGGCTTACTTTGAGTAAGCTTGTTGGAAAGATGAGCGTATTGACTTATAGACATTCTGTTTAGCGTTTGATCGAACTGGCTGCTTACGTCAGCAGCATCAGTCCTGATAAAAGCCTCTACAATATCAAGAACATCACTAGACAATGTATAACGACTTGTTCCAGCAGTTAGTGCCTGACTACCCTCTTGCACTGTCCACAAGTTCAAACCCCTGTTCTGCCATTCAAGCATTAACAGATCAATACTTCTTCTGGCAGTTCTGTAGTCATAGCCGCCGCGAAGAGACAGCCCTGCTCTCTCAAAAGCTTCTTCTATTGCATCGCCAAGATCTAGATTAAAGGTGTATGTTCCACTTGTTGCCATTTAAAACACCGGAGGTTTAGTTTTTCCTTTGATCGCACAACCATCAACAGGTTTAGTTCTTCCTCCCTGCTTCATCTTTTTCTCAACCGTTTGGTTGTAAGATGATGTATTCATTCCCGTCTTAACTCTATTTAACTCGGCTAAATCAGCCGCTTCTTCTTCTTTTCTTTTCCTTTTGCCTTCAGCCTTATCGTAATGGGCGCGTCCAAGAGAACCTAAGAAATGCTTATAAGGGCCGGTTCCTGTCGCAATTCCATACGCAGGACTTAATGCTGCAAGTATTTTATCTGGCATATTATTTCTTCCTTACTCTTAAAGAACCTCTGTTCTTCTTTTTAGAAACTACTTTAAGGTTTTTCTTTTTGTTATTAAGAGCATCCCCATCCTTATGATGAACGTCTTTCCCGTCACCTTTTTCTACAGCACCAGTCTTTAAAAGCTTGCGCCTAGCGGCATTTCTACCAGCTCGACGCTTCTTTTGATCTGGCTTTGAATGGAAGTGTTTGTACTCTTCTTTATAGTTTCTAGCCATTAACTTCTAGACTTTGCTGGAGCCTTTCGTTTTCTAGCAGCCGGTTTAGTCTCTGTATCTTTCTTAGCCGCCTTCTTCTCCTCTTTTTTCTCTGAAGACTTGTCAGCATCCTTAGAAAGCTCCTTTAACTTAGCTTCTGCTTCTGATTTACGCATAGGGTCATAAACAACAACGTCATACTGACCATCGTTTGTTTCACCAGTACCTTCTGCATTTTTAGTTCCGATTTGGTAAACCTCTTCGCCATCGGCAAAATTACCATTAACGAACATTTCTAGCTTCGCCATGATGCCTCCTAGCTAAAGTGTTTTAATGCCCAGATAATAACACTGTAGGTATCGCCATTTGAATGATCATTCGTTGTAAGCAACAAATCACCATTAACGCCAGTACCAGCATTATTAGGTATTCCGGGTAGCACAATACTGCTGTCGGTAAAGTCCCAAGTATCAGTCCAGTCTTTCGGGGCTTGGGTAATAAAAACGTTAGTATCTGCGTTCCAAAAAAGCTTAAAACCCATACCAACATTACTAAACCAAATCCTTTGTAAAACAATCCGACTACAAGCATTGCCTGTTATCGGATCATTTTCTAGAGCAGAAACATCAACTTTAGCAACTTCAGTTTCTCCGGTGCCGTCGCTAATGTTGGTGATCTTTAATACAAGGTTTTTGCCGCCATCAACAATAGTTTGCGATGTAACTGCATCAGCCATAAATTACTCCCTACGATGCTACGTCGTAGCCAGTGATCTCAATCAGGAAACGACCTGCTGTATAAGCAGCGTGACCTGTACCTTGACCAACTAAGTACAAGTATTGATCTGCTGCAATGTCTCCACCAGCAACCATAGTTCCTGCGGAAGCAGCACCTGCATTAATAATTTGAGTTTCAGTTAGGTCACCAATAGCTGTGTCGTTAACACCTGTGCCTTCAGTAGCAGAATACAGATCTATGTCTGTACCGCCGCCAGCAGGAGTTTCTACGCAAGTCATGGTTACACCAAACACAACGCCTTGATTGGCAGTAGTAACTCGGCCAATGAACGCAACGCCATCACCATCTTTTCCGATAATGTCGCCAGCAGTTCCACCATCTCGCAAATCGGTAAGATCAATCATAATGGTTGTCTTAACAATATTTACGTTGGTATCAACATCGCTTTTTAAGCGAGTAACTTGAGTGACGTATACCGCGGCGGTGCCTTCAATACCGGCGCTGCCAGTGGCTTCAGTAGCCATTTTGTCACCACTAGTGACAGTAACTGCACCAGTAGTAGAGTTTTTAGAAATCTGTTGAAACCCATTTTCCGAACGGACTGGGCCATTAAAAGTTGTTTTAGCCATGTGTATCTCCTGTCGTGGCTAGTGTCTAACGTTCCATGTGGAACAATTAGTCAGGAAAGAAAAGGGGGCGCAAAGCACCCCCATATCCGTTAGCTTGATCCGGGTGAACCGTAAATTCCAAGTGGGTCACTTACTCCAAAAGAGTATCGCTCCCTTGCCTTGTATCTCACGTTACCAGTATCA